GGGGACTATGGATGCGGATATTTCAGAAAGATGGCTGTCTACGACAGGACGTCGATCCAGCCGATGTATTCTACATGCGGACTTTACTGTTCGCATGCAAGAAGTATAGGTCGGATTGTACTCCGCAAAAAGTATATGAAACTATCGCGGAGTATTATGATGTCGATACCTCCCTACCACCGCCCACCCACTTTTGGGATGGAGATGGTTCTGATCTTATTGGTGATGAGCTGGGCCACCTTAGTGACCTTAGCCTTGAACCAACTGATCTTTTCGCCAGTAATGGCGATCAGGACGGTACCCTGCTCGACCGGGTTCAGCACGTTGCTGACCGGGTATCGCTGCTATTGGGGGAATACGTTCCCAGTGAAGCAGCTTTTAGACATGGACCTGGAGCCGTCGCGGACTTACGCACAGGAGCTGGGTATAAGTACCAGTTTCCGTCGTGGAGCCCGCGATTGCAGTTTGTCTTCCCTGCTGATGTGTTCGCAACCGCGAATGGCAGAAATCAGGGGAGTGAATGGGATGAGTCAGCGGGGCTACCCCTAAAAGAGGTGGCTTCTAGGCTCATCACTGTACCAAAGACGCAGAAGGGACCTCGGCTTATCGCCGCGGAGCCAACATGCCATCAATGGTGTCAGCAAAGTGTCCGGGATTTCCTCTCGGACCGCATTCGTGCAACAGTCATCGGTAGGTCAATAGACTTCGGTCGACAGGACCTATCGGGCGACTTAGCCCTCTCTGCATCCCTTAAGGGCGATCTGGCGACGGTGGATCTCTCCGCCGCGTCTGATCGTTTGTCTTGTTGGCTCGTCCAGCGGATTTTCAGGAAGAATATACCCCTGTTGTCCGCGATGATAGCCTGCAGGACCCGTTACGTGAGTAACGAGATAGATGTGAAGTCTCCGACGCTGCATAAGCTTAGGAAGTTTTCGTCTATGGGTTCGGCTCTCACCTTCCCCGTGCAATCGCTTGTCTTTTACGTTATTTGTGTAGCCGCAGGCCTTTCCTTAAAGGGCCCGAAAGCGAATGCAGATAGCGACTGGCAGGAATGTGCACGGCAGGTCCGAGTATACGGGGACGATCTAATTGTTCCCGTAGAATGGATGCCGCGCGTAGAGTACCTCTTAGCGAGGTTCTTTCTTAAGGTTAACCGAACCAAGACTTTCTCGGTAGGAAATTTCCGAGAGTCATGTGGAACGGACGCTTTCCGGGGTGTAAATGTTTCCCCGGGTCAGTGCCTTGAGTTCTACGTAGAGTCAAAACCCAGTAGCCTTCTCTCGGCCGTCGAAGTGTCAAACAACCTCTTCAAGAAGGGTTTATGGCACGCCTCGGCGTCGATGTTATCAGCAATACCCGAATCGATCGATAAATTGATTGACCGGGTGC